AGTAAACTCAGTAGAGGAACGCGCAAATGTGACACCATTTACAACTTTGTTTACAGGGTTTGTTTTAGATTCTTTGGGAAATAATACCATAGCAGTTGTAGACAGTTGTGGTTCAGTTGCAGAGCAAACTGCCGATGCAGTATTAGATAAAGTTCAAGAAGTTTTAAATGATCTAGAAAGAACCTTTGGAATTCTCCCTGATTATTTCTACGATGATTTCATCCAAAGTTTAGATGCAAATAAACAACAAATCGGTGAGTTTATTGTGGATTTTCTTATTACCATTCATCAAATTGAGGGTATATTAGAAGAGTTTTACGATAGACAGATTTTATCTTATCCATCAACAGAATTAGTCAATACGATACTAGAGGGAATACCGTTTGATACGGTTACTTTTCACTTAGTAACGAATACTATTCCCGAGGAATTAGATAACTATTTCCAATACTCTAGGCGTCATGCTTATAGCAATTTGGTTGCAAATTCATCAGGACAACTTTTAGATGGAAATGGTGATCCAGTTTCAATAACTTTGGCAAATATCCAAGCAAATGCTGATACAACTATATCAGAAAATTATGAGAGTATAGGTGACACTGTTGTCACTGGACGTTATGTCCATATGTCTGTAGAGGATAATAATGGTATAGGTCGAACCTTTATCAGATTTATCAAGGACAATGATAACAGTTGTCATTTAACTTTAGCCCAGTATGGAGAGACGTGGGGAGACGAAAAACGTGCTACGAACGAATGTGTTAATCAAGCATATACAGAGTTAAGGTTCGTGAATAGTTTGAATTCTTATTTTGATTACGATGTTGCTGACGTTGTTCAAAGCAGAGACATTTCAACAATCAATATGGTATTTAATGATCTTTATGCAATGCCTACAGGGATAGACGAAAGGGATAACATGACTTATTATCTAATGAATGATGATGAATTGGTGTTTGAAAAACAGAGTGTCCATCTTTGGAACTATAATTATAAATCAGGCATGGAAAGAGAATGGTGTGAGAAAATAAGTCTAACTAACGGTAGTCTAATTCAACGATACACTGGTAGTGACGCCTATCCAACATGCCAAGCCAATATGTAATAAATACATGGAATACGTAATAATAGTGATAGCAGGGGCAGTATTCGTAGCTTTAGTTAGTTGTGCTGTTTACTATCTTGCTAAAAGATAATGACAAAGAATTTAAAGTCTCAAGAAGTTATAAGGAATATCGAAAAAAAGATTCTCCTTAAAAAGGCTTTACGTGTTGCGAAAGAAGACTCAGATAATGATTCACAGAAAGCTATTCTGAAAAAAATTGTCAAAATAGATGAGAAATTGCACTCGGCACCGCTCTCAAAATCATAAATATCTGTAACAGGAGATACTTATGCCTTTATACTCAGCAGACATTACTGCATTAAACACTTTAATTGATCGAGCAACCAAAACAATAAATTGGTTATCGGGCAATAGTGATGAATTTTTCACTGGTTCTTCCTATGCCATAACAGCAAACGGTGCTGTAGGATATTGGGATTCATGGAGAACTGCAAATTCATCTGCCTCTGCCTCATCTACGGGTGATGAAAAGATATGGTATGATGAATGGAAGTCTTGGGACGACGCAGGTGGAGCAATTCCTTCTGCGGATACAGACGAAGTTCCCACACTCCAAGCAGAAATCACAAAGTTAACAGCTTATCGGGATCACGCTCAATCACAGATTGATGCGGGTCTTGATGGCACTGAATACGACTAGCTTTTTCCATAAATAGTAGACAAACACTTGAAAGAGGTGTATGATTTACTATTATGGCAGTCAAAAATCTACATTTAGAACACTTAGAAGACGAGATCATCAATCAGGGCATTGATGGTGGGCGTCAATCACTTTATTTTTTATTAGGTCTAAGAGACATGATGAAGGGTAGAGCATCCTCAAGAGTCAACATGACGGTTAAATGGGACGGTGCTCCTGCTATTTGGGCAGGAAAACATCCCGAAACTAATCAATTCTTTGTTGCAAAGAAGTCTTTATTCAATAAGACACCACTATACTATTCATCCGAACAAGAAATCAAAGCTGCTTCTGAATTATCAGGCGACCTTGAAAAGAAATTTTTAGCCTCATTCAAATATCTCTCTAAACTATCTTGGAACACCATCATGCAAGGTGATCTTATGTTTACCAGTAGTGATAAGAAAGTTAAAAAGATAGATGGTGAAAGTTATATAACCTTTCAACCCAATACTATATTATATGCAGTTCAAGCTGATTCTGATTTGGGTAAGCAGATTTCTAGTGCAAAATTTGGGATAGTATTTCACACCTCATATACAGGTGGAACAATAGAAGATTTAGCTGCATCATTTGGTGCAAATATTAAAAATCTAGGACACAGTTCAGATGTATGGGTGGATGATGCAACTTATAAAGATGTTCATGGAAATAGTTCGATGACAGCTAAAGAAACGTTGGCTTTAACTCAGGCTTTAACTGCAGCTGGAAAAGCATTCCATGGTATTAAGAAGAAAGATTTAGACAAGTTTAATGCAGTTCAACGGGAATTCGTTAATAAGGGTGCAGCTGGAGCAACATATAAGACATATACTAACGCACTAATAAGGGGTGGTAGTTTTCATCCAAAGGCAAAAGATTATCTGAAACATGCAGAAGATTATTGGGATGAGAAAGTCATTGCAAAGGTTAAGATGCAGAAGACAAAAGAAACTAAAGAAGAAATAAAAACACAACTGTTAAGAGAGCTTAAAATAATCGATAAAATGATAAATAATCTTGCAACATTTCAAGATAAATTGGTGTCTGCAAAACAGATTATTATCTCTGCCTTAAATAGAGTAAAGAGTATTGGAACCTTTAAGAAAACAGATAAGGGGTTTGAAGTAGTTAATCCCGAAGGGTATGTGGCCATCGATGTTGATGGTAAGGCTGTGAAGTTAGTAGACAGAATGGAGTTTAGTGCAAATAATTTTAACGCTGCAAAAAGCTGGGACAAATGATAACATTAACAGACAGTGCAATAGACCGAATTAAAGAGTTTATTGAACCTTATGAAGTAGTTAGGTTGTCTGTTGAAGGTGGAGGTTGTTCGGGATTTCAATATAAATTTGGGGTTTATTCCGATGATGAAATTAATGAAGACGACCACATTGTGATGGCTGAAGAAGACATTAAGTCAGGAGTTGATGTTAAATTAGTTGTAGACCCTGTTAGTTTTGCTTACGTAGAAAATGCAGAAATAGATTTTGAAGAGTCAAGTTTTCAGTCAACATTTAAAATTAAGAATCCTGATGCTGTTGGAACTTGTGGTTGTGGGGAGAGCTTTTATTAATAATGGGAATCTATTGGAAAAAAGAGGGAGACCTAGACTTTTGCTCTAAAATAATGAACTATAAGTTTCATATAGGATGGGTTTTTGGAGTTTTAGCAACTCTAATATTGATCTTGGTTAATTTATTAATGAGGCAGTTATGATGTATGAATGTAGTATATGTGGCCATGAATATGATGAAGTAAAAGAGGGAGTTCTTTTTAAAGACCTTCCCGACGATTGGGAATGTCCCGATTGTGGAATAGGAAAGGAATATTTTGAAGAGGTATAATGAAGAAAACATTTACAAATATATTTGAAGCAAAAGACAAGGGTGCTTGTTTCACCTTTGGCCGATTCAATCCGCCTACTACAGGACACGAAAAATTAGTAGGTAAACTTGTTAAATTAAGTAGGGGTTATGATACTATAATCTTTCCTTCACATTCAACCGACAAAAGAAAAAACCCACTTTCACATAAAGATAAGATCAAATTTTTAAGACTGTTCTTTGGCAAAAAAGTCAAAGTAGTAGATTCAGCTTCAAGAACCATATTTCATATAGTTCATGAGTTATATGAACAGGGATACAAGAACATAAGAATGGTAGTTGGGTCTGACAGAGTTAGAGAATTTGATGTTCTCATTAATAAATACAACAGCGTTACAGCACGACACGGGTTTTATAACTTTGATAAGATCGAAGTAGTTTCCGCTGGAGAACGTGATCCTGATGCAGATGATGTATCAGGTATGAGTGCATCTAAAATGAGACAGTATGCAGAAGATGGAGACTGGGATAACTTTAAACAAGGAGTCCCTAAATCAGGTGTAAGACATGCTGAGAAGATGTATAAGGCAGTCAGAAAAGGCATGGGAATCAATGAAGGCAATCTACCACCTTATATGGTTGAAGACCTCATAACAGAAGGGGTATATGACCAAGGTATCTTCAAGGCAGTGTTCCTTATGGGTGGGCCTGGCAGTGGTAAATCAGCCATTGTAAAGCACCTTCACCTAAAATCATTAGGACTTAAACTGGTTAATACTGATTCTGCATTTGAGAAGGGATTAAAGAAAGCAGGCTACAGTTTAGATTTGAGAACTATGGATGCAGCTATTAGAGACCCTATACGTGCAAGAGCAAAAGAGATAACAGCAAAAGGATTGGAAGGATATATCATGGGTAGACTTGGATTAATCTTTGATACTACCAGTGCAAAGAAAGGTAAGATTGCAACCTACAAAAAACTTTTAGATACACTTGGGTATGAATATAAGATGATCTATGTAAATACTTCACTTCAAAATGCACAGGATAGAAATGCAGAAAGAGCAAGAAAACTACCCGAAAAAATAGTTCAAAAAGACTGGGAAGCTTCCCAAAAGAATACTAAATCATTTAAAAATATGTTTGGAAAAGATTTTATAGAAATTACAAATGATGATACTTTAGCAGAACTTATAAAGAAAGCAAACAAACTCTATAGTTCAATAATGCAATGGTCTTCTAAATTCCCTTCCACTAAAGCTGCGATAGCATGGAGAGAGTTTGAACTGTTTAAGAAAGCACAAGCGCATAAGAAACCCGAAAAACCTTTACCTAATATTAAGGATGCAATGTGGGGTAAGGGAAAACACTCAACTTCAAAACCTTACCTAGGCAAGTATTCATAAATAGTATCATGGATCAATTAGACTACATCCGCAGACAAATACCGATAAATTCTGATAGGAAACTTCCACCTATATTTCCTACTTATACTAAGAAATATAAAGAAGTGATAGACGAAGACGCCGTCGGAGCTGCTAACCTCAAAGCAAAACAATCAGGTGAGGTTGAAGCACTTAAAGCAAAACATGAGAAAGAAGTTGATGC